TCATATATCGCAAATTCTTTAGGAAAACTTTCTGCGACAGTTGCCTTTGCAACTATGTTTTTCATAGATGACATAGTGAGTAACTCACTACCCCCTTTGACAACTAGGTTTTGATTTATATTTGCATAGTTCTTTAGAACTGATATTGTGTGTTCACTTAGTTTCATTATATTCTCCTTTTCTAACACCCATCTTCAGACTCAATTCCTAAGTCTTCCAATTCTTTATCACCATTATCAAGATCATGGTTATATAATGCCATGATACCATAATGAATTACTTTTAGCAAGTCTTTTCTGTCCTTACCATTCTTTTTTCCATATCGTTGTGCGTACTTCATTATATTACCAATACAGAAACCCTCACCATGACCACTATCAATCACAAACTCAGTTGCTTGAAAGTTCTTGTGACTATAATGTTCATTGTAAGTTTTGTCTATGTATTCTTGTAATTCTTTTAGGATATTGTCTTCATTATATTTGTAATCAATCTTTTGTTTTTGCACCAAGGCCTCCTTCACCTCTACCATAACGAACTCTACTACCTCTTATCATATTAAGAAGTTTTTGTCTTTCTTCTTCAGATGCGTCTTTCCAATTAAACATCTCTGGAGAAATTATGTTTGCATTTGCAGCCAGAGTTCTTCTTTCACCCTCACCATAAAACGGCATTACTGCGTGTTTCAACCAATTTGGAAATATTAGTAATGTTCCAACTTTTGGTTTGAAGTATTCCTCTGCAATTGGGTACAACTTTCTCAACATATCTTGATTTCTCATATCCCAAACAAAATATGTAAACCCATCTACATCACCACTACTATTATTGAACCAAACATTTCCACCTTTATCATCTGGGTCTGGAAGTTTAGATATACACTCTGGAACTTGTAAGTATAGTATCATAGATAAACCACTAGGCGTTAACACACCATGATCGTGTAATGGATTATAATCTCCAGAGAAACTATGAACTGTCCACGCTTCAAATGTATCTGCAATACTATCAACATGACCTATCTGACGTAAATACTCTTTTGATGATGCATCAAGTGTAGATTTAAGAAGTTTTACATCTTCATTAGTTGCATCTAAAATATCACAATCGAGTTGTGCAGATCTTTCATTTTGACGTATCTGACCAACAAGTCCTTTAGAATAACTATGTTGGAGTTCTGCATTACCTTTCACTTTACCATAGTTTTTATCTAAAGGTATTAATTTATCATCAACATATTTGTTTATCTTAGTCACAAAATCGTCTGGTAGATCTACTCTAAACATATGTAGAGCAGCCTTACTACGCAATTGTGTTTTTACCTCATAATTTGATTCCATAATTAACTCTCTTTATCTTTTAGTCTTAACACTTCGTAAATCATTAATCACTTGTTGTCGTTCTTCATTAGATTTATTTTTCCAATCAAACATTTCTGGTGGTATGACATTTGCATTTGCAGATATTATTCGTCTTTCACCATCACCATAAAAAGGCATTACTGCGTGTTTCAACCAATTTGGAAATACCAACAGACTTCCTACCTTTGGTTTGAAATACTCTTCACCAACTGGATATAACTTTTTTAACATATCTTGATTTCTGTGTTCCCACGAAAAATATGTAAAACCATCTATACTCCCATAATTATCATTTGACCAATAATCCATACTTATATCATCTGGGTCTGGTAACTCTCTTATACACTCTGGTACTTTTAGATATAATATCATAGAAAGACCAGCAGGAGTTGCAACACCATGATCGTGTAATGGATTATAATCTCCAGCATAACTCAAGATAGACCATGACTCGAAAACATCAACATGACTATCCCCATGACCTATTTGTCTTAGATATTCTCCACAGATGGTATCAAGTGTAGACTTCAAAAGTTTTACATCTTGATTATCTTCTGTCAAACCAATATCTAAATCTATGCCTGGTGGATATTTAGAGTCTGAGTTCTGACGTATTACATCTAGATTTTCTACTTTACCATCAATGAAGTTGTTTATCTTATCAACAAAGTGTGATGGTAAGGTAACGTGTAACATCTGTAATGCGAATTTGTTTCGCATATCGAAAGAAACTTCAAATTGTTTTTCTTCCATACTAGATTGACTTTACTTGTCACTTGAACCAAATGGAACTCTAAAATTTGCAGATAGTGTTCTTCTTTCGCCCTCACCAAAAAATGGCCCAACACTATGTTTCAACCAAGATGGGAATATTAAAAACTTACCCTCCTCTGGAACAACAAATTGCTCTGTTTTTGGTTTAAGAACTAAATGGTCTGCACCAGTATTTGTACCCCAAGTAAAATATGTACAACCATCTGTTGCACCACCATTTGAATGTACTCTACTACTTCTACCCTCAAGAGAAATTTGTGGTGGCACCTTACAGTAAAGTATTATTGAGAACGCCATGCATTTTGTATCATAGGAAACATCATGGTCATGTAATGGATTATAATCACCCTCATAACTATGAACTGTCCAAATTGACATACAATTAACTGGTGCTTGATCAAACATCTTCTCACCACCATCTAGTGGTAACTGATCTGAATAACTTTTTAGAAATTCACGACCAGCACTACTCATGAGATTTACAAAACCTTGTACCACTGGTTCTTTTACATCTAAAGATAATTGTTGTGATTTTTCAGTTTGTTTTATTTGACCAACTAGATTACCAGAAAAGTCTTGTAACTTTTCTCTATGTTCATCAACGTGTGTGTTGAGTTCATCTAACATATTTTTAGGTAATCTACCCTCTAAAAATGTTATTGCTGGAAACTGTTTGATTTCTAAACTAACTTTATCCCCATCTTTTCTCGCAAGAGCATCTGCTTTCTGTTGTACTTCCTCAACTGTCATTTCACCACTCCACTTACCTAAAAGTTTTCGAGCAAGTTCAACCACTTCTTTATTATGTCCAGCGTTATCTTTACCTTCTGTCATTACTACCATAAAATAATTCTCCTTCAAAAACGAATCGTTCTTACACTTATAAGAACCAATGTAACATAAAAAGGGGACTCTTGTCAAGTCCCCTTTTCTAAAAATGTAAA